CTAAGGCTTTCCCACGATTCAGGAGGTTTAATGTAAAAGAAAGGCTTGAAACAATTCACAACGGTTGAGATAGTAGCGCCGTTATCACATACGCCGTATAAAATCATAGAATATGTTTCGTCAAAATCCTTCTCCTTATTTCTATCATTCTCGGGGACATATATGTCTGTGATTTGAAACTCTACGGGGCTTTTGTTAAGAGGTTCGTAGTCTTTCCTTGGTTTATCCATATTAAATAGATAATGGCAATTATTTAAATATAAATAATAGAAATCAATTTTTAATTTATTATAAGTAATAGAAGTATGGAAATAAACACAGAGGGGTTAATTATAATAATTGTAACAATAATAGGGATATATTATATTTATAATTATTATTCTAATATTGGATTAATGAAAGTCAGGAGCAAAATAGATGAGAAGGAATATACAGTACAGATTAAAGACGATTCTCTTGAAGCCGCCAATTTAATCGCAAAGATACGAGAGAAGCTAGTAGTATTAATGGAACACTTAGAGAAATCCTTTTCTCTTAACGATGAGCGCGTTAGATTATTAAAGAAGAACTTTAAGCCCGACAGATTAAAAGAGGGCGTTGATACTCCTGGATATACGAGCTATTCTATAAACAAAGGCGAGCAGATTGTTCTGTGTCTTAGAAGTAATGATAAATTAGTTGATTTAAATACGATGCTTTTCGTCGTATTACACGAGTTCGCCCATTTATCAACAGAAAGTATAGGACATACCGAAGAATTTTGGGATAATTTCAAATGGATATTAGAAGAATCTATAAATATAGGAATATATACTAAACAAGAATTCAAAGTAAAAAATGTAGAATATTGTGGTATGACAATAACTTCCTCGCCCTTAGAATAATCCTATGGGGGATGGGGGAGACCGCCCCCAACGCGGTTTTCAAAGGGAGGTTTTAGAAAAAGCTATTGTTGGGCTATTGAGGGGCTATTGAGAGGCTATTGAGATATTTGTAATACCATTATGATATATTAAAAAGACACTGAATAATTCTAAAAATTTAAAATTAAAATTTGAGTACATCTTTCTGTTTTTTCAAAAATTTCAAAAGTTTTTTAGAAATTACAAAATAAATCAAGAGATGTACTCAAATTTTAAAATGAAAAAATATTGATATTCCAGTGTCTCAAGAAATGCTCTGATAGTTTAAGTATTTTTATAATAATTACTGATATATGATTGAGAAGCTATCGAGAGGCTATCTAAAGGCTATCTAAAGGCTATCGAGAGGCTATTGAGAGGCTATCTAAAGGCTATCGCTGGCTATTGAGAGGCTATTGAGATATTTGTAATACCATTATGATATATTAAAAAGACACTGAATATTTCTAAAAATTGAAAATTAAAATTTGAGTAGCGGAGCGTATCTTTCTGTTTTTTCAAAAGTTTTTTAGAAATTACAAAATAAATCAAGAGATACGCTATGCTACTCAAATTTAAAAATCAAAAAATATAGATATTCCAGTGTCTCTATAACTGCTATGTTAATCTAAGTATTTTTATAACCTTGACAATAGCCCACAATAGCCCATTATAGCCCGTGTTGGGGGCGGTTTCCCCATCCCCCATAAGAGCTGTAAATATTATATAAGATAAATATATAATATCTATATTATAATGATGAATAATTTGGTAGTATATAATAAGGATAGTAATCAATTTGAGTTATTCTTATATACCATATTTATATGTATGATGATAAGCGGGAAATATACAGAAAATATTAAGATTGATGTATTGAGGAGAAAAATAAATCAATATACGAATTGGAATATCTATATTATATTTTTGAATTATATATTGATTAATTATTTTAATATAAATAATCTGATGATATCCAAGTTTATTGCTAATAATTCTTTAAATATATTTATATTATTTCACACATTTATAATATATGATAGTAGGATATTATTTCAAACATTAGATAATTCTCCATTCATTTTTAATAAACTAATTAAGGGCATTTCGGATAAACGTCTATTACAGGCGGAATATATAATATGTAATATAATATTTCATATATTACCTGTGTATTTTTATAAGGATACTTTGATATATTATAAATCTTATGATGATACCAAGAATATGTATTTATATACTATAATATTTAAGTTTATGTGGTCTCTTAATATATTCGGCGACTTCAATTTTATGTCTATTTATATACCATCATTTGAATTCTCAAATATTAAACTAGTAAATTTCATAATCTTCTGGGATTATATTTTAGATAATGCGATTATGAATATGTCTTTTTAGGATATGGATATAAAGCTATTATTAATATTATTAGTATATACTATGATACCTAAGACGATACATCAAACTTGGAGCGACGACCCTGTTCCTCCAATAATTAATTATATACGCGAGGAGAACGCAAAATTATTGAAATCGCGAGGATACGAAATAATCTTATGGACGGACAATATGATTTTAAAATTGATAAACGAACACTATCCCAATTTTTATAAAATATATAATTCGGCACGAACTGGCGTACAGCGCGGGGATATTGCCCGAATCATTTTAGTATATCATTATGGTGGAATATATATTGATTTGGACGTTTTGGTTTTGCGAGATTTCACCGAACTCCTTGATATGACAAGAGAAACCTTTTATGTAAGCTATGAGCCTGCCGAACAAACTAAAATGATATATAATAATGATAGATATATATGCAATGCATTCTTTGCTGCTAACAAAAATAATGCATTCTTGCACAAACTTTTGCACAATATCCCAGAATATATAAATAGACATGGATATGATTTATTTAATAAGTTTGATATATTTGGCGGATATTACATTTTAACTAATATAAATAATTACGATAAGGATTTGAGAGAACGAGATGTTTTCATAATAGAGGATAGGGAGCTGATATTTCCTATTAATGATTTGAAGCTTGAGGGTATTCCCTCGGCCGCTAATGATTGGGCCGCCGTTAGGAGCGGCAAATATCCTTCAAAACCCATTATGGTTCATTATTGGATACATGGGGATTTTGAATCTAAAAAGCTACTCAAAATGTTTAAGCCAGATGGCACATATAGTATCCACGAAAATATGTATATATTTTTTAAAATATTATACCCGAATGTAGAAAAAAATTGATAATATCTCTCTTAATATTAAGGTTGTGTTATGCTATTAATAATCTTGTTATTATTGTTTCAAGTGAGTTATGTGTGTACTTTTGCTAAAATACAGAATAAAATGCGGACAAATATGCATACACATATTCAATACTCAAATATAATCAAAGATACAATATTAAACGATCCTAAAATGCCTATGATATATACTAATAAATACCTTAAAAAGTGTATTATCAACGGAATCGCCGACGACACATTAACTTGTTCTAGCATATCTAAAAATATTGCACGTGGTGTGGCGAAAAGCAATTATAATAGGCAATTTGTATCAGCCGAACACATATACCCACAATGTTTATTAGATGGCAAGCAATCTAATGATATGCACAATATTATCAAGACCCTCAATACACTAAATAGCAATAGATCCAATTATAAGTTTCACGAAGATTATGATATAAAGAGCAAACATTGGGTTGAATTAGAATGTAATAATTATGTAAATCACAAGGACAAGGTGTTTGTACCTAATAATGATTCGCGGGGTTTTATATCAAGAGCCATTCTGTATATGTACAAGGAATACAATTGTAATCCGCAAAAAATAATAGACATAGAGATATTAAAGAAGTGGTATTATAACTTTTCGCCGACAATTGATGAGCGATATCACAACGATATTATTAAGCGATTGCAAAATAAAAATAATATATTCATATCAAATTACAATAAGAAGAACAAGGGCATTAAAAAAATCCTTGATTCCTTATGAAAAACCCTAATTGATTGATTAGATTGATTAGATTGAGACGAGGGATATAATAAAAAATGATATAGATATATATTATCTTATTTTTATAATGAATCTTTTAAACGAAGAGCAAATATATGCTGTCAGTAGTGTTATGGAAGGACATAATATTTTATTGACGGGTTCAGCAGGAACTGGGAAATCTTATACTATTAAATATATCATAGAGTATTTGAATAATGCAAATAAGAACTTTGCTATTACGGCATCTACTGGGACTGCAGCGGTTATGATAGGTGGCCAGACATTACATTCATTTTTAGGACTCGGTTTGGGAACAGGGAGTATCAAGGAAATACTTGGCAATATTCTTAAAAACAAGAAAAAGCACGAGAATATATTAAAGCTTGATGCACTTATTATTGACGAGATATCTATGATTGATAAGGAATTATTTGAAAAAATATCTGAACTTCTAAGTATCATAAAATCCAGCGAAGCGTGCTTTGGTAATATTCAGTTAATATTAGTAGGCGACTTTTGTCAATTGGCGCCCGTTAAAGGCAGATATTGTTTCTTATCGGATATATGGAATAAAATAAATATAAGAATAGTATTGCTTGAAAAGTTAATAAGACAGGATGACGACGAACTATTTCAAAAGATTCTGAAAATTGTTAGAAAAGGCAAATGTACTGATAATATCATAAAGGTTTTAGATAAATTACGAGATACCGAGTTTGATAATGGCATTATTCCTACGAAATTGTATCCTATAAATGTTAATGTTGATAAAATCAATAATATTGAGATAGAGAAGCTTAAAGCGCTGGGGAATATATCTAAGACATATGCTGCTATTGCGAGCTGTGATAAGGAAAAGGAGGGAGAAAAATTTGCAATTGAGCTTACATTAAACGCCCAAGTTATTATTATCAGAAATATAAGTGTTGAGGAATCTCTTGTAAATGGAACGAGGGGTGTTATTAAACATCTCGGGGCAGATTATGTAATTATCAATGATATAAACGGTAATATTCATACTATTAAATATTTTACAGATACATTCAATAATAAGGTTTCGTCAAAAAGCTCTTATATCATACATATGCCTATTAGAATATGCTACGCTCTCTCTATTCATAAATCTCAGGGTATGACGATAGATGCCCTTGAATTAGATTTGGGGCCTAATATATTTACTTGCGGACAATCATATACTGCATTATCGCGAGCAAAAAAACTGAGCTCTATAAAAATCATAGATGTTGATAAGAACTCCTTTAGAACTAATACAGATGTTAAAAACTTTTATAAAAACTGCAATAATTCGTAATACTCACAATACTTGTAATACTCACAATACTCGCAATACTAGCAATACTCGCAATAAATAATCTTAATAATTATTAGATATATAAAAATGAAAGAGGCTTTTGTTTCACAAGCGGAAAATGATGATATTGTAAAGGAAGTATTTATAATATTTGGTTATTCTGTTGCAAGTATAATTATTGTTGTAGCATTAGCGTGGGGATATTATAGTAATTTAAATCTATTTATAGCAATCTATTCGCTTATAATTATTTTATATAATGTTATGATAATATCTATCGTTGTAATGAATAAAGATATATATGATTCATCCAGTTATACTATAATGTTTGGAACTACCATATTCTCTATATTTTTAACCTTCTTTGTAGGAGTATTCTTTGTATATAAATATTTTACTCTTCCTACAAAGACAGCTACTGTAGCTGTCCCACAAGATGTAAATTATTCATATAAATATTAAAAATATCATACATATCCGGCATAAGATATTACATACAATATAATAAATAGTAATACGGTTTTGATATAGACATCAAGGGACATGATATTTTCTTGTAAATATTCTGGTATCCTATCATAAATGTTATTAATTATTCCGCTAAAATATATCAGGAATACTATAATAACTATTATGAGATTCTTCTTAATCAATTCAATATCCATATATAGCATATAATCATTTTTATTCATTTGAGTGTATGGTGAATAAGGAGTATGTTGCTGATGCGAAGGAGGATAAGGAGGCTGTTGAGGATGCGAAGAAGGATAAGGAGGCTGTTGATGATAAGAAGGCTGTTGATGATAAGAAGGCTGTTGGGGCGGCGAATGCGGCGGAGGATACGAGGGATGAGTTGAGTTAGATTGATTGCCGCCTGGCATATCTTGTATTGTAAGAGGTGGCGTATTTAAGCTCATATCTTTATTATTTTTAGATATTAATAATTCGTCTCTGAATTCATTTAAAACATCTTGTACCACAGGATCATTTATATCATTATGTTCATTATTAGTACTCATTTATATACTATGTTTAATAACCTAATATTATATTATATTTAGATATTGAATATAATTACGCAATAATTTTATATTTTGTATAGTATAATGTTGTTAAATCCAAGCTATTTATTAGAATTATTTAATACTAATAATATAAAAATAAACAAATGCATTCATATAGGCGCACATAAATGTGAAGAATTGCCTATATACATTATAATGGGCTTCGCGAAGGATGATATAATATGGATAGAGGGAAATGATGATATGGTAGCAGTTGCTAAGAATAATAATATAGTTGTCTATAATTATATAATAACTGATAAAGATGATAGTGAGGTTATATTGTACAAGGCGAATGATACGGCTTCATCAAGTATTTTAGATATGTCTAGACATACTGAAGTTTATCCAGACATATCATATGTTAATAGTACAAAATCTAAAAGTATAACTATAGATACTTTTTTTGATATTCAAGGTATTAAAGCTGACGAATATAACTTTTTGAATATAACTATTCAAGGAGCCGAACTAATGGCATTACGGGGCGCTACAAATTATTTGAAATACGCAAAAGCCATATATATAAAAATACACGAAATAGAATTGTATAAAAATTGCCCGTGTATAAAAGATATAGATGATTTTTTGAAAAGCTATAATTTTACAAGAGTTATAACAATAATGACAGACAAGGGATGGGGCGACGCATTATACACTATTTCTTCTTAGCACCGACACATTTCCCTGTCTCTGGATTTCTTACTTGTCCGTCCTTGCACACATTGACACATCTCTTTGTCACTGGATTTATTTCTTTACCCTCCGGACATTCCTTCTCCTTCGCTCCTTTAGGCTCTGTCTTCTTAGGTTCCTCATTAGGTTCCTTCTTAGGTTCCTCATTAGGTTCCTTCTTGGGATCTGTCTTGGTCTTTTTGGCGGATGCTACACATTTACCTGTTTCGGGGTTTCTTACTTGTCCATCCTTACATACATTAACACATCTTTTTGTTACTGGATTTATTTCTTTACCTTCAGGACATTCTTTTTCATCCGGTTTTGCTACAATAGGCTTAGCGACGGGCTTAGCCGTTTTTATAGGCTTGACCGGCTTGACGGGCTTGACTGGCTTGACAGGTATCATATGGTCTTTTTTGTTATTTACGGGGACACTTGGTTTAGCCGGTGGAGCCTGTGGATCCCGTGGAACCTGTTGAACATATGGCATATCAAAATCTTCGCGATTATGCGATAGTCTGATATTTTCGTATGTGTAAATATCTGGGATATTGGCTACAGCATCTTCATCTTCGTATTTACATTCTAAGTATTTGCGAATTGCACCTTTAGTCTTTTCTTTAACAATGTCTTTCATTAATTCCTTTTTATCAGATAGATAGTTTTCATAGCTGATGCGATAAGCCTTCCTTTTGTTATCATATAGTTCATCGTAGATGCCCTTCTTCTCTCTTTTTATTTCCTCGCGTTTATCAAAAATATCCAAATATAGTTTAATATCCTTTTTCAAATTATTAATTTCGCTCGCGCTATTAGTATTATTATTGGCAATATTTAATATTTTTTTTTCAATATTTCTTAATATATCCATTTAATAATATTGAGGATAAAAATAATTAAGGCAATATAATATCTTCAAACATTCCCCTGTAAAATGTTTGAAGGCTTTCTTCGGGTTTCATTTGTTCTTCATAGGTACTTCTAGGTATATATTTGACTATTATTTTTTCCTTACCACAAGTAAGCTTTTTATCATAATAGCCCTGGACTATTAGTATAGCTCCTATAAAAAGTAAAAATATAGCAATCGCTTTCATTCTTAATAATATAATATAGATTATTTTTCAACATTTCTTTCAGTCCAAACATCAGTCTTTTCAATCTCCTCTTTAACCTCATCCAATCTGACGATATTCCCATCTTCGTTTTCATTGCTCGCCTCTACATTATCGCCAGCAGCGCCTGCGGACTCTACGGGCGCAGAATTTGAAGCGAGCGTTTGTTTCCTGTTTTCAAAGACAATATCGCGATTGTCCATATTCTTCTTATACTCTTTCATCAGAGTGTTGAGCTGTGTCTCAGAATATTCTTGATTTTCAAGAGACTCCGGGTTAGGAGACCAAGGACACCAACAGCCTACTTGCGCGATATAGATATTGAACTTGTTATCTATCTTCTTCAAAAACTCGCTGCGGACTTTTGCCTCTTCAATAGTATCAAAGGTGCCGCGAACTTTGATGCCACGCATAGAAGTAATAAAGTTATTATCTTTATGATAAGCAGCTTCAAGCGTGTCGTTATTAACTGATTTATAAAACGCGAGCTGTTCGTTCATTTCCTTGGGCTCAAAGATATATGAGTGATTGTCGGCAATCGTGTCAACCATATCCTTTTGCTCGGGATTCTTTTCCTTGATGCCTTCAAGAAGCTTCTTCATATCGTCAGAAAACTTCTCAATAAACTTGGTAAAAATGTACGCTTCTTTATTGACAATAACATCTTCGGGGCTCAAAAAAGACAGTAGCACAAAGTTTTGGCCACGGATAGGCTTATCCTCGTCCAAATAATCTACCTCTTTTGTTGATACCATCGCGCTGTTTTCTACTGCTGCCATTTTATACTACTGCTTCTATCTTATAATATAAATATATATTTATAATCTTATATATATTTTCATAATTACAAATAAAATGTTTCATAATAATAAATGTCAATTAAAAAATACGATGATTTCAACATACTATTATACAAAATGTTAAAATTAATTATTCAGGCCTTAATAATAGCTTTTGTAGCGTTGCTAATACAGGACAATAAGTTCAATGTTGCCAAACTATTTACTCTCACGATACTAATAGCTCTGACAATATACATATTAGAACTATTGGCAAACCGATTTACTATTGCTACTCAAACCGCAGGCAACATAGGATTACAAAAATCCAATGCCTTTATGTTATTATAATAGCCTCCCTCTTCTTCCCTCTTCTTCCCTCTTCTTCCCTCTAATTATTTTTATTATTTATACAAATGCAATTCAATGCAATTCATATCATAATAAATATCATTTGGAATATAAAACAATATCTCGCCAAATGCTCTCAACAATATGACTGATAGAATCATAGACTGTAAAACTATAAAACTATCCTCATATGATATAATATATCTCGTCAAATAGTTCATAGTTAGCACTAATATAGCTGAGATTATTAGATTACCAGAATGCGATATAATACATATCGCTCAATCATTTTTTACTTATATAATATAAAAATATTAAAAATATAAAATGTATCTATGATTTATCGGTAGTCTCTTCAAGCTACTTCTTTAATATCTAAAAGGAGCAAGCTAAAGCAACCAGATTTCTATAAAATTTGAAAATTAAATTTTGAGTACATCTCTTGAATTATTTTGTAATTTCTAAAAAACTTTTGAAATTTTTAAAAAAACAGAAAGATGTACTCAAATTTTAAATTCTAAAAATAAGAATATTCCGGCTTCTCAAGTATCTGCTATGTCAATATCAATATATTTATTATAATAATCGTCAGCCTATCGTCAGCCTATCGTCAGCTTATCGTCAGCCTATCGTCAGCCTATCGTCAGCCTATCGTCAGCCTATTGTCGGTATACTTGTCTTCTGGAATATTTGCGGATTTTAAATATATTCCAGCAGTCGCGGTAAGCAGTTTATAATGATGGTATTATTTCGTAGTTTAAATCTACGCATATCTTTTTCCATATCTGATCCTGAACATAGAGCTTTTCTCTGCTTTTCAATAATGGAAAATATTTGAGGTATTCGTTGAGCCCGAGTATCTGAAAGAACTTATAGAGAACATAGCTATATGACAAAAAATTCTTTCTATCTTTCGGACAATGTTTCAAAAAAGGCGCTTGGATGCTTCTGAACATATTACATAGCTTATCCTCTAATTCAGGACTGAATTGCGGCGTAGGTATTCCGTTAATTCTGTTTATAATATAATTGATATGCTCGTAATACTTGTTTATTCTCAATCTTTTAAGAATATCCCTCATTTTTAAATAGGTTATTTTTTTCAAGTCAGTTATTTTCTCTTTCTTAATTTCCGTTAAAATCTTTTCAAATATTTCGTCAGGTATATCCGTACTCTCTTTTCCCTGAACCTGATTGCACCACTCCCTAAAATGATTAATCCTCTTATAACAAAAATGCGATGTATCCTTCGTATTCTGCTTTAATATCGGTCTATTTTGCTCTACTAAGAGAAGCTCCTGATATCCACAGATACTACATACAATTATTGCATCGTGTTGGAGGCAAGTCATACTATTTTTACAAACCTTACATATCTCTATGTTTTCGTCCTCAACTGTTCTGACATATCTATTGTTTATTATAGCCATGTATTTATCTACCAAGGTACTCTTGTCATATACCTTGCTATTATCATTCTCATTAATTTCCCCCTTAATTTTATTGGCCTCCGTTTTATCGCTATCAGCACATTTATTTTCTTTTACAAGCTTCTTATTATCTATGTTATTAAGAGCTTCTAATACATTAATCGTGTTAGTATTTATGCTCATATTTCGCTTTTTTTTGGATTCCTTCTTATATATCTTTGGTTTATTAAAGGACTCTTTTACAAAATTTATATTTTGATTAATATCCGATTGCTTATTTACGGTATCGTAATATTGAAATAATATATCGCTAGTATTCTTGTAATACTCTATTTCATCTAAATTATTTAGTTCATTCAATTTACTTTTAATATCTATTATCTGTTCGTTCAACTCTATATTACTGAACCAAAGCCGACTATTAAGTTCTTTATCGGCCGTACTATTTATACTTTTTAATATCTCCATTTTCTTTTCTTCGCAATAACTGAGTTTTTCAAGATAGTATATCTTTTCCTTATCGCTCTTCTCAAAATCCTTTATCATATTATTATGCATCGCGTCCAAAGTAACAGTTTCATTTATATCTGTTGTTATTTTTTTTTTAGATGACTTCTCTTTAAACATCATTATATTTGAATTATAAATATTAAGGTTTATATAATAAAAATAATTTTTGTGTCATATAATCTATATTTTTTTCTCCTCTAATAGTATAAAGAATATAGCGTAAATGGGTGGTGGTCTTCTTCAATTAGTAGCTTATGGTGCTCAGGATGTTTATTTAACTGGTAATCCGCAAATTACCTTTTTCAAAGTAGTTTATCGTCGTCATACTAACTTTGCTATTGAAGCTATCCAACAAACTTTCAACGGTAATGCCGGTTACGGTAATACTGTAACCTGCCAAATATCACGCAACGGCGATTTAATAAACCGTATGTATTTACAGGTTGATGTCCCTAAAAAGAAAAATCTCACTACCCCAACTACCAGCACATACCAAAATTATCTCGGGTTGCGCTTAATAAAATCCGTTGTTATTGAAATTGGTGGCCAACAAATAGATAAGCATTATTCTGATTGGCTTTACATCTGGAACGAATTATCTCTTCCTATCGGCAAACGCTATGCATATGATACTATGGTCGGTGCCGACAAAGATATATTAGGCGGCGGCTTTGTTAATTCAGCTATAACTGACACAACTCTATATATTCCCTTCGAGTTCTGGTTTTGCCGAAATGTAGGTCTTGCACTGCCTTTAATCGCTCTTCAATATCACGAAGTCAAAGTAAAAATAGATTTTGAAATTAAGGCCAACTGCATATCTGTTGGCACCGGCTCATTAGACGATTTTGAACCTATTAAAAATATCTCTTTATGGGCTGATTATATCTTCTTAGATACCGATGAACGCCGAAGATTCGCTCAATTATCCCACGAATATTTAATAGAACAGCTACAATTCACCGGCACTGAACCCCTAGTTCCCGGCACCAACAGAATCAAGCTCAACTTCAATCACCCTTGCAAAGAACTTGTATGGGTCGCAAAAACAACCACGACAGTTAATAAAACCAGATGGTATGATTACACCAATAAGGATAATGTTGAAAATTATGACTCATATAAATTAGCGTTTGGCGGTTCTGCTGATGCGGGAGGACAACGTACATCAAACTATTTAGTTATATCCGATGTCAAACCCCCGACAAATAACAACCCTTTTATTAATGCCATCCTCCAATTAAACGGCAACGATCGTTTTGCTGTAAGAGAAGGCGATTATTTCAATTATGTTCAGCCCTTCCAGCATCACACCAACGTTCCCGTACATAATTCTATAAATGTGTATTCGTTTGCCCTAAAACCCGAAGATCACCAACCGAGCGGCACCCTCAATATGTCTCGTATTGACACTGCAACTTTGATGGTTAATGCTGCTAATCCTGCTGATACTGGTCTAACATACCAAGGCATCAATATATACGCGGTCAATTACAACGTCCTTCGTATATTATCAGGTATGGGCGGCCTTGCTTATTCCAATTAAAAATATAATAAAGATATCAACTATAATAAAAATTATAAAAGAGTCGTGTTATATAATTTCCTTTTTTTTTTCTCCTCTAATAGTATAAAGAATATAGCGTAAATGGGTGGTGGTCTTCTTCAATTAGTAGCTTATGGTGCTCAGGATGTTTATTTAACCGGTAATCCGCAAATTACCTTTTTCAAAGTAGTTTATCGTCGTCATACTAACTTTGCTATTGAAGCTATCCAACAAACTTTTAACGGAACTCCCAACTTTGGCAATCGTGTAACCTGCCAAATATCTCGTAATGGCGATTTAATACACCGTATGTATTTATCTGTTGTTAATTATTATTCGGGTGCTAATGTATGTCCTTATTTCGGTCTCCGTTTAATAAACTATGTAGAAATTGAAATCGGTGGTCAAAAGATAGACAAGCATTATTCTCACTGGATGTATGTATGGAATGAACTCTCGCTTCCCATATCAAAGAAAGATGCCTATAAAAAGATGGTAGGTGCTAATAATATGCTCACGACAATAGGAACCTCTGCTACTGTTGGAGCTAATCTATATATCCCCTTAGAGTTTTGGTTCTGCCGCAACGTAGGTTTAGCACTTCCTTTAATCGCTCTACAATATCACGAAGTTAAAATAAACATCCTCTTTGAAACAAATGAGAATTGCAGAGGTACTGCTAATGCAATCAATCCCCTCTCTTCTGATTCATCTGTTTCATTATGGGTTGATTACATCTTCTTAGATACCGATGAACGCAGAAGATTCGCTCAATTATCCCACGAATATTTAATAGAACAGCTACAATTCACCGGTACTGAAAGTGTATCTGCTGCTGCAGCCATTAAACCTAAATTATCTTTCAATCACCCTTGCAAAGAATTAGTCTGGTTCTGCTCTTCCGATCACACCTCTACTGCTGATGAAAAGCACGTAATTAATAATAACTGGGTTAATTATTCAAGTGCTGTTAATAGCTATGGTGCAACTTCTTCGGTATTATATAATCCTACAAGCGCAATTACTTCAACTAATCCTATAAAATCTGCCAAACTTGTATTAAACGGTAATGATCGCTTTGCTGCAAGACCAGGCTCATATTTCAATTTAATACAACCTTACCAACATCACGAAAATATCCCCTCCAACCCCGGCATCAACGTGTATTCCTTCGCCCTAAAACCGGAAGAGCACCAGCCAAGTGGCACTCTCAATATGTCTCGTATTGATACCGCTGTTCTCAATTTAGAGATTGACCAAACTGGTAGCTACGCAACGACTAATACTTATTCAAAGAATCTTCACGTTTATGCTGTAAATTATAATGTACTTCGTATATTGTCTGGTATGGGCGGCCTTGCTTATTCCAATTAAATTATATTATATATTTATTTATATATGTTGTTAAATTGCTATAAAGTTCCTTTTTTTTTTCTCCTCTAATAGTATAAAGAATATAGCGTAAATGGGTGGTGGTCTTCTTCAATTAGTAGCTTATGGTGCTCAGGATGTTTATTTAACCGGTAATCCTCAAATTACCTTTTTCAAAGTAGTTTATCGTCGTCATACTAACTTCGCTATTGAAGCTATCCAACAAACCGCTTCGGGAAGTAATTCGCTAGGATCTCGCGCCACCTATCAAATTACTCGCAACGGTGATTTAATACACAGAGTGTATTTCTACGGAAAATTAAAAAATGCTCACCCTTCCGTAGATATGGCTTTAGTTCCAAATGTCGGCCAAAAGTTATTGAAAACCGTAGAATTAGAAATTGGTGGACAACGCATAGATAAACATTATTCGGAATGGCTTTACATCTGGAATGAACTTTCGCTACCTTATGGCAAGCGCGAAGGCTACTATAAAATGATTGGTGCCAACGTGGAGAACTGCTGTACTAAATTACCGGCGACTAAATCATATGAATTATATGTTCCCTTAGAGTTCTGGTTCTGTCGTAATGTAGGCTTGGCACTTCCTTTAATCGCCCTTCAATATCACGAAGTTAAAATTAACATAGAATACGAATCTGTCTCCAATCTTCGCGATGTCAGTGTAAAAAATTATTGCATAGAGAATGATGTAGCTAATGGTGTTGTTAAAAACGATACATATGAAACATCTTCTTCATCTCTTACACTTGAAGATCCCACTTTATGGGTTGATTACATATTCTTAGATACCGATGAACGCCGAAGATTCGCTCAATTATCCCACGAATATTTAATAGAACAGCTACAATTCACCGGTACCGACACTATAACTTCTTCTGGTTCAAATCCCGATTCTATGAAAAGCTTACGTATGAACTTCAATCATCCCTGCAAAGAACTTGTATGGGCTATCAAAAGTTCAACTGATGCAAACAAAGTATATTGGAATAACTTTTCAACTGCTGAAAAAGATTTTGATGTTGATGATAACAGCACTTTCAATAACTATGTAGTCTCTAAGAACCCTGTAATGCAGGCAAAAATAATGCTTAACGGCAATGATCGCTTCGCCACCAGACAAGGCGAATATTTCTCGTTAGTCCAACCCTACCAACACCACGAGAATACCCCTGATATGTACCACAAAGGCATCAACGTGTATTCCTTTGCCCTAAAACCCGAAGAACATCAACCAAGTGGCACCCTCAATATGTCCCGTATTGACACTGCCGTCCTATCTCTATCCTCTAGAATTACCGGCACTATCCACATCTTCGCGGTCAATTATAATGTTCTCAGAATATTGTCTGGTATGGGCGGCCTTGCTTATTCCAATTAAATATGATATCCGCGCCATCGCCGTGATATCCATAATACAATCTTTTCATTTTTCAATTTATAATTATTTTTTACAGATAATATTATATTATATAAAATCTTTGATACATATAATGATGTCATTTTCACTCTAAAAATCTCACAATATTTACAATATAAAATTTATTGGTAATGTATTTTGCATCTTTCATAATATTCATATAATACAATGAAAAAATAAATAATATATATATCATAAAACTCTTACACCTATATCTAATATAATCGTCGTTAATCGTCGTTAATCGTCGTTAATCGTCGTTAATAATGATATCTTCAAGATATGGCGCGAGAATCTCGTTGACGATAAACTCTGGTTTGAATTCGTCATAATTCATAAAGATTTTGAGGAGTTGCTCAGAGAATCCTGATACAATAGCAGTACCTTCTGTATCACAATTAACCGGGAAAACCTCCTTGCTATCTGAATTGAGATTCCAGAATATAAACTTGGGAGCCTTGTAATTATTAGCTTCATAGAGTTTAACAATGCTTTTATATACAGTATCAAGAGCATTTGTATTATTTCTACTGTTTCTATACTCTTCAAAACTTCCAAAACTTCCATAACTTTCATAACTTTCAAGACTCTGCGAAATAGCACTATTAAACTGCATGTCAGTAAATACAAATAGTTTTTTAGGCATTTTATCTTGAGGAACATTGTATTTAATGGCATAGTTAATAATTTCCTGATTACATTTTAGAAAATCTGTACTAAATCCGAAATTAACTCCTGTAATATTCTTAATACATTCATGAAGCGAAGGAATATTATTGGATACACACGAAGAGTCTGCTTCGCCTGCGCCGCCTGCTTCGCTCGCGTCGCCATTTTCAATTTTTGGCTTTTCGGATGTGTTCGCGGTAATCAAATCTACAAGTTGAGGATTTTCGCTAAATGTAATAATCTTGTTAGCAAAATCTCCCTTACAGCAAAGAGCAGTGATAATACCAAGAGCAATTGCTACTTGTGCAGGAATACTTCCATTATTAGCGTTAAACATAGAACCGGATACATCAACAATAGAAATCGCGTTATCAAAATTGCCAGATTTCCTAACATTCTCAACAATTGCTTTCCATTGCATCTCTGTAGTCTGACACATCTCATCTTTACTATATTTTTCCATATCTTTAATATATACACCTACCAATTCGTGTGGAAGAATTCCCGTAACATTAATTTTCTTAACATTAGCTGCAACATCTCCCAAATATTTTTTATATCTTTCTTCATCATGTTTAATAAATGCCTTTTTCAATTTATTAGAAGCAACGCCTGGGATATTTTCATACTTAATTAACTCCCATTTATTATCACACATCTTAGATTCCACGATATCTATTTGCTTTCTCAGTGGAACAAGATATTGCTTCCTATATTTTGACATCTTATAAGTATCTTTGCACCCATAGATAATTGAAGCAACTTTCTTTGCAAATTGTCGTCTCTTATCATTCCTATCATTCTCGCTGGGTGCCCACTTAGCACACAGAGATACCGGTTTATTATTATCCAAGTTAATCTTATCGTCAATCAATTTCTGTGCAATAATATTCATTTCAATCTTGTGGTCAATGTTTTTCAAATTATAGCTGATATATTGCATGTCCTTCCAGCGACCATATTTCTCAACATATAGCTTGATATTGCACATATAGGTTTCAAACTTATTTTTGCGCAGCCAAAGCATCGCATCGTTAGCTACCTTTTTCTCTTTTTTTCCATTCAATCTATCGCGACCGTTGAAGATAATTGCGACAGTTTTTTTTGGGTCTTCCTTCCAGCATTTTTCAAGATGATCGTAGCTATCACAGATACTCAAATCGCGCATAAATAGCATAAAATAATCTACAATAGCGCTTCCTGTACTTTTAAAAGCATTTCCTCCATTTGCAGTTTTAGTAATAGGATTGCTATCATAACGATTACCATCATTATCATAGTCGTCATTATCATAGACTACGGCAATATCAGCGACTTGAATAGGGATTTCCATAGTGTAAATTTAAGAAGGAGGGATGTTATTATATGTTGCTAAACATTTATATCAATTTTTATAAAAATATTATAAATATCGTAAAAAAAATAATGTAGAATAGTATTATCTCATTTGGCTTTAGACAGATGCGGCGAGTTTGCTTGCTGAAGGAGGGAAATGATGGGAGATAAGCTTTTGTAGGATGAAATAGTTGATATCCTCCTTATCGCCGACATTTAGAATTTTTTTGAGCTTGTCATCGGGGATAATAAAGCGCTTGTTCTCAGGCTTGTTTAGATTGTGCTCCTTTACATAAGAGTTGATGAAGCGGGTAATATCAGTGCGAGATTTCTCAGTTCCGTGGGGAACACCGATGAAATCGCAAAGCTCATCAGATATTTTGTTGGGCTTGGCAAAACCGGAAGGAGAGTTTTTAGCATTCTGGCGCTTTTTCTGAGCCTTCTCAATGATTTTTTGCTGTTTCTCATAATCCTTGCTTAGTACCTTAAGGAGATTTTGAACTTCTTTAAAGCTTGCAAACAGATTATTTACCTTCTCGATAATTACTGAAACGGCATTATCCTTTACAGGGGCAACTTCGGCTCCCGAAGCATCACCCGGGACAACAGAATCATCTGTCTTCGCAGGAGTAAGAGACACGGGTGTAACAGTAGCCGCAGGAGCC